GCTGATGATTATTCTGCTTTGCCTATGCTCTCTGATTCTTGGATTCGTGAGGATAAGACAAACGTGGATCGTGTGCTTGCTGTCACTTCCAGCGTCAGCAATCAGCTTTTTGCTGATATCTATATCAAGAATCGGACTACTCGTCCTATGCCTATGTATTCTATTCCCGGTCTCATTGACCATCATTGAGAGGTGATCTAATGACTACTGGTAAGGATGCTTCTCAGGTTCAGAGCGTTCCGGCTGTCGGAAATTTGGATTCTGCTCTTTCTCGTATTACGAGGACTGCATCAGAAAACACCGCTAAAAGCGCTCAGATGGCTTCTGAGCAACGCGACTGGCAGGAGAGGCAAAATGCCTTGGCTATGCAATTCAACGCTCAGGAAGCCGCTAAAAGCCGTTCTTGGCAGGAATACATGAGTAATACTGCGCATCAGCGTGAGATTAAAGACCTTAAAGCAGCCGGTCTTAATCCGGTGCTTAGTGCTATGGGAGGTAACGGCGCTGCCGTTACCTCCGGTGCTACCGCTTCCGGCGTTACCTCTGCCGGAGCTAAAGGCGAGGTTGATACCTCTGCTAATGCTGCTTTGGTTCAGGTTCTTGGTTCTATTCTTTCCGCGCAGACCCAGCTTCAGACTGCTAACGTTAATGCTCGTACTCAAGAAGCCGTTGCTGATAAGTATACTGCTATGGAGGAGATTGTAGCTAATATTTCTCGTGATGCTACTCTTGGTTCTGCTGGTATTCATGCCGGTGCTACAAGATATGCTGCTGATACCTCTGCTGCTGCTTCTCGCTATTCTGCTGATAAGAATTATGAAGGCACTAAGTATTCTTCTGATAAGCATTATCAAGGTACTAAGTATTCTTCTGATAAGCATTATCAAGGTACTAAGTATTCTTCTGATAATTCGGTACGTAACCCTTCTTCTGCTGTTGGCTATGTTCGTGAGATTGGTAAAGCTGCTTCTAATATCTTCTCCGATCTTTTTGGCTGGGATTATGATCCTCAATATCTTTTTGATATGTATCGTTGATAGAAAACAGAAAACTCCGAAGCTCTGCTTCGGAGTTTCTGTTTTGTAACCAAGCGTGAGCGCGGTTAGCGAATAGATATGCACCAGCGAGCGCCAGCGAGCGACTACGCCCATACATTTCTTGATATGTATGGGCGTAAGTGACACCAAGTTTAGCTTGCGTGGCACTTTAGATTATGTTATGATGTTATAAAGGAGATGAAAATTATGAATATCTTTACAGAAATTTATAAACTATCTATGAAATTGCTCTTTATATTTCTTGCTATAACTGTCATAATAAATATGGTTTTAGGTTCTTAACTGAAATTTCGCGAATGGGGATACGATATCCCCATACAAGGTAGGTGATTTCGTGCCTTGCTATCATCCCTTGAAAGCCTTTGAATTAGGCGTAAAAGATGGCAAACGGTTGCTCAAGGTGACGAGCTACGAGGTAGACCACCTCGAACGTTCTGGTGATGGCTTCGCGTGTTGCACACATCCCGCTTATGGCCGTCCTGGTGATATTACAAAGTTCGTTGAAATTCCCTGTGGAAAATGTTCCGGCTGTCGTCTTCAGAAGTCCCGTGAATGGGCTAATCGCTGTATGCTTGAGCTTCAGTATCATAAGTCCAGCTATTTTGTCACTCTGACCTATGATGAAGAGCATGTTCCGTTTCATCTATATGATGATCCCTCTACCGGTGAAGCTTTTACTTCTCTTTCTTTGGAACCTCGCGATTGGACGCTTTTCATGAAGCGTCTTCGAAAGAAGTTTGGTGACGGTATTCGTTTTTTCGCTGCTGGTGAGTATGGTTCTGAGACGATGCGTCCGCACTATCATGCGATTATCTTCGGTTTGGAGCTTTATGATCTTGTACCCTATAAGAAGTCCATGCAGAATTTCCAGTATTTTAACTCTCCCTCTCTTGAAAAGGTTTGGGGCAATGGTTTCGTTGTCGTTGCACCTGTGACCTGGGAGACCTGTGCATATACTGCCCGCTATGTCATGAAGAAGCTTTGTGGAGCGGAAGCGGAGTTTTATGATAAATTCAATATTGAGCCTGAGTTTACCCGAATGTCTCGTAAGCCCGGCATAGCTCGTCAGTATTATGATGATCACCCCGACCTATATGAACATGAGTTCATCAACATTTCGACTGAGAAAGGAGGAAGGAAGTTTCGGCCTCCGAAGTATTATGATCGCTTGTTTGATCTCGATTGTCCGGAAGAGTCTGCGAAGCTTAAAGCCATTCGTACGAAGATGGCAGATGAAGCGAAGAAAGCAAAACTACAAAAGACCACACTTAGCTATCTGGATCAGTTAGCTGTGGAAGAGCGAAATAATCTCGCTCGTATTAAATCTTTGAAAAGGAGTTTTATCTAATGCGTAAGAAGATGCGTCCCAAGAAAGACAAGAAGGTCTTTCGCCGTACTGCTGCGAAGTCCAAGAAGATCAACATTAACCCGACTGTTTTTAGAGGAGGTATTCGTCTGTGATTTGTCCTTATTCTTCTTCCTATGTATGTCCTCATGTTGAGGATGATGATCCTGATGTTTGTTCTGTTTGTCGTGCTGGTGAGGAGGTTAATGAATGAAATACGGTGTTTATTCTATTCGCGATGCCCGCACGGGCTTTCTCCCGCCTACGGTAGATCAGAATGATTCCTCTGCTATGCGGAATTTTGCTCATGCCTGTATGCAGAAGGAAAGTTTGCTTTTTTCACACATTGAGGATTATTGTTTATGTAAGATCGGTGAGTTTGATACTGAGACTGGTAAGATTTTGCATACGATGCCCGAGGTGATTTTGGATGGTACGTCCATCCAGAGAAAGGATGTTTGATCATGTATGATGAAAAGTTTGTATTCTCTACTCAGTATCGTCCGCGAACTCGCTTCATTTCAAATGTAGGTCAGCGTGAAAGGATTCTTTATCAGCCTAAATTTGATGAAAATGGCGTTATGGATCTCGTTGAATCTGGTAAAGAAGACCTTTACGATTTCATTCAATCCCACGCCGAAGCTGTCGATATCCATGTGATTCTTGCTCGTTTTCAGAATGGCGACGTTGACGCGCTTTCGCGTGTCCAGGGCGCTTATGGTGATTTCTCCAATATGCCCACGTCTTATGCTGAACTCTTGAACAGGGTTAATGAAGGTCAGAGCTTTTTCAATTCTCTTCCGGTTGATATTCGTGCGAAGTTTAACCATAACTTTGCGGAGTTTATGGCTGGTATGGACAAGCCTGATTTCCTCGATAAGCTCGGAATCAAGCCCGAGCGAGAGTCTGACCCGTCCCAGGAGGAAAAACCGGCTGTTGAGCCGAAAAGGGAGGTTACTGAATGAACCGCAATGTTGAATCCCATTTTGCGCTTAATCCCACGAATATCGATATCCGGCGTTCGACGTTTGATCGCTCGCATTCTCTTAAGACTTCGTTTAACGTTGGTGACATTGTACCTTTTTTCCTTGACGAAGTATTACCGGGAGATACGTTCAACGTGGACACATCAAAAGTTGTGCGTTTGCAGACGTTGCTCACTCCGGTCATGGATAACATCTATCTCGACACATATTTCTTCTTCGTACCGAACCGGCTTACTTGGTCTCATTGGAAGCAGTTCAACGGTGAAAATACGGAATCTGCGTGGATTCCTCAGACAGAGTATGAAATTCCTCAGATTACTGCTCCTGCTGATAGCGGATGGTCTGTTGGAACTATTGCCGATTATCTCGGTATCCCTACTGGTGTTCCTAATCTTTCCGTTAGTGCTCTTCCCTTCCGAGCTTATGCCCTGGTGATGAATGAGTGGTTTCGTGATGAAAACCTATCTGACCCGCTCGTTGTTCCCGTCGATGATGCTACTGTAGCCGGCGTTAATACTGGTACGTTTGTTACTGATGTTGCGAAAGGCGGTCTTCCCTATAAGGCTGCTAAGTATCATGACTATTTTACGAGTTGCCTTCCGTCTCCGCAGAAAGGTCCGGATGTTTTGATTCCCTCGGCCACGTCCGGCGAGTATCCTGTCGTTACCCGTGGACAGCCTCATGATCCCGGCGGATATGTTTTAACTGGTGTTTCTAATATTTCTTTTGCTTCTGGAGATCGACCGGTTAATATTTACGATTCCCTTGCTTTTAAGCCCGTTGCTTCTGGTTCTAATTATGCTGGCATTACTGGTTTTAGTGGTGGTGCTGACAAGCCCGGTTTTGATCCTGTTAACCTTTATGCTGTTGCTTCCGGTGGTCTCGGTGCTTCTATCAATCAGCTGCGCATGGCGTTCCAGATTCAGAAGCTCTATGAGAAAGACGCTCGCGGTGGTTCTCGCTACATCGAAATTCTCAAGTCTCATTTCGGTGTGACTTCTCCCGATGCCCGCCTCCAGCGTCCCGAGTATCTCGGTGGTAACCGTGTCCCCATCAATATCAATCAGGTTGTGCAGCAGTCTGCTACGGCCTCCGGCGAGACTGCACAGGGTACTGTTACCGGTATGTCTGTTACTACTGATACACATTCCGATTTCACGAAGTCTTTCACGGAGCATGGCTTTGTTATCGGCGTTATGGTCGCTCGCTACGATCATACTTATCAGCAGGGTCTTGAACGTTTCTGGTCTCGTAAGGATCGCTTTGATTACTACTGGCCTGTTTTTGCGAACATCGGTGAGCAGGCCGTGAAGAACAAGGAGATTTTTGCCCAGGGCCCTGGCGTTAAGGATTCTGCCGGTTCTGTCATTGATGACCAGGTTTTCGGCTATCAGGAAGCGTGGGCTGATTACCGCTATAAGCCGTCCCGTGTAACTGGTGAGATGCGTTCCCAGTACGCGTATTCTCTTGATGTTTGGCATCTGGCTGATGATTATTCTGCTTTGCCTATGCTCTCTGATTCTTGGATTCGTGAGGATAAGACAAACGTGGATCGTGTGCTTGCTGTCACTTCCAGCGTCAGCAATCAGCTTTTTGCTGATATCTATATCAAGAATCGGACTACT